TCCGATTACGCCTCACAGGCAGCACAGCTTGCGACGGAGGGTATCTCAGGGATGGTGAATAACATCACGGAGATGCTGAACGGAAACAAAGTGGAATGGCGCAGCTGGGCTGCATCAATCCTGCAGGAAATATCAAAAGTTCTTATGAATGCCGCGATTGTCAACGGAATTAAGACGGCGGCAAACGGTATGTCCGGTGCGGGAGGATTTCTCGGCAGCATTGGTGACTGGCTGGGCGGGGCGGTGGCCAATGCAAAAGGCGGCGTGTATACCTCGGCAAACCTGAGTGCGTACAGCAACAGTATTGTGGATACGCCCACGTACTTTGCCTTTGCAAAAGGGGCGGGACTGATGGGGGAGGCCGGACCTGAAGCCATTATGCCTCTGACGCGGGCGGCGGATGGCTCGCTGGGTGTGCGCGCGGTGGGTAGTATGTACGGCAGTGCGGGTCTGGTGTATTCCCCGGTCTACCATATCGCCATTCAGAATGACGGGACTAATGGCCAGATAGGGCCGGAGGCGGCAGGCAGTCTTGTGCAGCTGATTGACCAGCGGGTGCAGGCGGTGATGCTGTCCATGCGACGTGACGGAGGAATGCTGAGTGGCTGAGATAAAAACGCTGCATCTGGTCCCGCGTGAAGGGATGCAGGTGAGTGAGAAACCGTCGGTGGCGAGGGTGCGGTTTGGTGACGGTTATGAACAGCGTCGCCCCACAGGGCTGAATCCTCAACTGAAGACGTTTCAGGCGGTGTTCCGGGTGACGGATGAGTCAACCCGGCGCTGGCTGGAAGAGTTTTTATCGTGGCATGGTGGTTACCGTGCCTTTTTGTGGCGACCGCCGAAACATAACCGGACGGTGAGGGTTGTGTGCCGTGAGTGGAGTGTCACGGATAATGCCCGGTACAGTGATTTCAGTTGCACGATAGAGCAGGTGGTGAACTGATGCAGGATATTCACGAAGAAAGCCTGAACGAGTCGGTTAAGTCAGAGCAGTCACCGCGTGTGGTACTCTGGGAAATCGACCTGACGGTGCAGGGCGGTGAGCGCTATTTTTTCTGCAATGAACTGAATGAAAAAGGGGAGCCGGTCACCTGGCAGGGGCGTGAATATCAGGCGTACCCGATTGACGGCAGCGGCTTTGAGATGAACGGGAAGGGCAGCAGTGCCAGACCGTCGCTGACGGTGTCCAATCTGTTTGGTCTTGTCACCGGAATGGCGGAGGACCTGCAGAGCCTGGTGGGGGCCACGGTGGTCCGCCGCCGGGTGTATGCCCGTTTTCTGGATGCGGTGAATTTTGTGGCAGGCAATCCGGAGGCCGACCCGGAGCAGGAGCTGACTGACCGGTGGGTGGTGGAGCAGATGTCATCGCTGACGGCCATGACGGCCTCGTTTGTGCTGGCCACACCGACCGAGACGGACGGGGCGCTGTTTCCCGGTCGCATCATGCTGGCGAACACCTGTATGTGGACCTACCGCTCTGATGAGTGTGGTTACACGGGCGGGGCTGTGGCGGATGAGTTCGATAAACCCACCACCGATATCCGTAAGGACAGATGCAGCAAGTGCATGCGCGGGTGTGAGATGCGCGGCATGGTGGCTAATTTTGGCGGTTTCCTTTCCATTAACAAACTTTCGCAGTAAATCCAATGACACAGACAGAATCAGTGATTCTGGCACACACCCGGCGGTGTGTGCCTGCGGAGTCGTGCGGCTTCGTGGTGAGAACGCCGGAGGGGGAGCGGTATATCCCTTGTGTGAATATCTCTGCAGAGCCGGAGGCGTATTTTCGTATTGCACCGGAAGACTGGCTGCGGGCAGAGATGCAGGGGGAGATTGTGGCACTGGTCCACAGTCATCCCGGTGGTCTGCCCTGGCTGAGCGAGGCCGACCGGCGGCTGCAGATAAAAAGTGCACTGTCCTGGTGGCTGGTCTGCCGGGGGGACATTCATAAATTCCGCTGTGTGCCACATCTGACAGGACGGCTCTTTGAGCACGGGGTGACGGACTGTTACACGCTGTTCCGGGATGCATACCATCTGGCGGGAATTGATATGCCGGATTTTGAGCGTGAGGATGACTGGTGGCGCAATGGTCAGAACCTGTACCTGGACAATATGGCGGTCACCGGCTTTTACCGGGTGCCCCTGTCCTCTGCACAGGCGGGCGATATCCTGCTGTGCTGCTTTGGCGCATCGGTGGCCAATCATGCCGCCATATACTGCGGCAACGGTGAGCTGCTTCACCATCTGCCTGAACAACTGAGTAAACGGGAGAGGTATTCCGAAAAATGGCAACGACGAACGCATTCTGTCTGGCGTCACCGCCACTGGCACGCATCTGCCTTCACGGGGATTTACAACGATTTGGCCGCCGCCTCAGCCTGTATGTGAACACGGCAGCGGAAGCCATTCGTGCCCTGTCGATGCAGATGCCGGGATTCCGCCGTCAGATGAACGAAGGCTGGTACCAGATACGTATTCGCGGTGAGGACACGGCACCGGAGGCGGTGTACGCCCGTCTTCACGAACAGCTGGGTGAGGGAACGGTCATCCACATTGTGCCGCGACTGGCCGGGGCCGGAAAGGGTGGACTGCAGATTGTGCTGGGGGCGGCAGCCATCGTGGGCTCTTTCTTCACTGCCGGGGCATCAATGGCGTTATGGGGTTCAGCCCTGGCAGCCGGTGGTTTTTCTGCCACCACGATGCTGTTTTCACTTGGAGCCAGCATGATTCTGGGCGGTGTGGCCCAGATGCTGGCCCCGAAGGCAAAAACACCGGATTACCGCGCAACGGATAACGGCAGACAGAACACGTACTTTTCCTCGCTGGATAACATGATTGCCCAGGGGAACCCGATGCCGGTGCCTTACGGGGAAATGCTGGTTGGCTCCCGCCGTATATCCCAGGACATCAGTACCCGTGATGAAGGCGGTGACGGGAAGGTGGTGGTTATCGGGCGGCAGGCATAAAAGCGAAAAAATCCCGCAGTGCTCACGGACAGGAACTGCGGGAGCGTTACGAAGATTGAGTGTAAGGAATTATTCTTATGTCACGACAAAAACATTAACTCAGAGAGGGAGGATGTGCGTAAGCGACTCGTCAGAACCGTATTGATATTTACTGAGAGCTCAGATCAACTTTCCAGGGCAACAGATCGCGTACCCGGTTTGCCGGCCAGTCCTGGATATGTTCAATGACGTAACGCAGCCACTTTTCTGGCTCCACATTGTTCAGACGGCATGTGCCGATCAGCGAGTACAACACCGCCGCATGTTCACCACCGCTGTCGGAACCCGCGAACAGCCAGTTTTTCCGGCCTACGGCCACTCCCCGTAAGGCGTTCTCTGCGATGTTGTTGTCGATTTCCACCCAGCCATTACTGCAGTACACGTTCAGTGCATCCCACTGTTTCAGCAGGTATGCGAACGCTTTTGCCGTATCTGAGTGACGCGACAGTGTTTTCATCTGTTGCTGTATCCAGTCATACAGTGACTGCATCAGTGGCGCGGCTCTGGCTTTTCTTGCCGCCAGACGCTGTTCTGCTGAACAGCCCCGGACCTCTGCCTCGATGGCATACAGTTCACCGATACGCTGCAGGGCTTCCGTGGTGATGTAGGTGGGCGCTCTTGCATGCACATCGTGGATTTTTCTCCGGGCATGAGCCATACACGCGGCTTCCGTTATTCTGCCGGATTCGTATAACGCCCGGTAACCACCGTAAGCATCGGCCTGAAGCACACCGCTGTAACCGGCCAGGTGATTTTGTGGATGGATACCTTTCCGGTCCGGACTGTACGCGAACCAGACCGCCGGGGGCATCTGTGAACCGGCGTTACGGTCATCACGGACGTAGACCCACAGCCGGGCTGTCCGGGTTTTACCGCTGCCCGGCTCCTGGACCGGGACGGGGATATCATCAGCATGGACTTTACCGGGCATCAGCACATACTGGCGCAGGACGTCATACAGCGGCTCCAGCAGTTCAGCAACAGCACCTGTCCAGCGCCCCAGTGTGGCACGGCTCAGCTCCACTCCCTGACGACGGTATATTTCTGACTGGCGGTATAACGGCAGATGGTCTGCATATTTCCCGGTGACAACATGGGCCAGAAGCCCCGCTCCGGCATAACTGCGTGCAATGGGTTTTGAAGGTACTGGTGCCTGCACGATATGGTCGCACCGGCAACAGGCCAGTTTCGGACGTTGTGTTTCGATAACCTTAAAGGCGCTGCTGATAAGCTCCAGTTGCTCTGACACATCACATCCCAGAGAACTGAGTTCACCACCACAGGCAGGACAGCATTCCTCTTCCGGCCGGATAACCCGGGTTTCACGGGGAAGTGAGGCCGGTAACGGTTTACGGGCTGAAGACTGGCGCAGGGCGGATGGCAGTACCGGGTCATATTGCTCACCCAGCGTTTCCGCCATTTCTTCCTGAAGTGCGCTGATTCGCTCCTGTGCTTCCTGTATCTGCCGTTCGGTTTTTGCACGAAGTTTTTCTGAGCTTTTACCGAACTGCATACGTTGCAGTTTCGCAACCAGCGCCTTCAGCCGGTTGATTTCGGAAGCATAAGCCGCCACCCGCTGTGAGAGCAGGCGGTTGTATTCAGCCATCTGGCGGATGGTGTCCTGTTGCGTCTGCAACAGTGCCCGCAGGCGGGCGTTCTCATGAGCAAGTGAGGTGTCCATATCCTCACTTTACAACGGGTTATATGCGGATTCCAGCGCGTTCCGTTCGTTTCGGGTGCTTCCAGTTGATACCTTCAAGAAGCATGGATAACTG